TATAGACCCATCTGCGGCATCAATGAAAGCAACACTGCGTAGGCGAAGCAGGTACAAAGTAAGAGACGCAGACAACGATGTAGAAGATGGGATAAGAGAGACCGCAACAGCCTTGCAAAAAGGCTTGGTAAAGATAGACCCTAACCTTGAATATTTCTGGAAAGAAATAGCAGGTTATGTATGGGATAATGATGAAGGAAGAGAAAGACCGATAAAGATAGATGACCACGATATGGACGCACTCCGTTATTGGGTCAAGACTAAACGCATTGTAAAAAGGAGGCATTGATGTTTAGAGGCGTTACACCGACATACACTTTTATAGCACCAGATGGGCTGGATATGACATTAGCGACGCAAGTTTGGGTAACATTTTCCACACCAGACGAAAGGGAGATTTTGACCAAAACAGGCAACGATGTCACGGTAACAGAGCATACGGTGCAGGTGTATTTGACACAAAATGAAACATTGCGGTTTCCGACAAGCAAAGTCAAAGTACAGTTGAATTGGATTTACCAAGACGGCTTGAAGGAAAAAAGAGCAAGTTCAAACAAGTTTGTTATCAATACAGAAAACAATCTAAAGAATGAGGTGCTGTATGCAGATTGAATATCCTTTTGAATTAGCACAGCGTGACGAAACATTTATATTTACATTTGAAGAGCCAGAAATAAACTTCACTATTGATGAAACCATCGTTATAAGCGGAGAAAGATATGATGTATACGATGGCGAATATGTAGTTACGCCAAAAGCACACAATGAAACCATATTGGAGACTAGAGAGAAATTGATGGCAGATGATGTGACTGTAAATAAAATCCCTTACTATGAAACATCGAACGAAAGCGGATTAACAGTTTACATTGCAGATGAAAGTGAATTGATTATCGGAGGTAATTAAAGAAATGGCAAAAAATAAGATAATCTATGGCGGTAATGTGCTGATTGACTTAACCGATACCACAGCAGTAGCAAGCGATGTCGCAAGCGGAAAATATTTCTATGGCAGAGACGGTGTAAAGACCGAGGGAACAAACACCAAGGATTCCGACACAACGGATGCCAATGCTCTTGCAGGGGAAATCCTTGCGGGGCGAATCGCATATGTGAACAAGAATAAGGTCACAGGCGAGATGCCCAACAGAGGCGGTGCGAGTGGCACGATAGCGACAAAGGCTGGAGAGTATTCCATTCAGCAGGGATATCATGATGGCTCTGGAAAGGTTGGCATTGATGCGACTGAAAAAGCCAAAATCATCCCTGCCAACATAAAAGCAGGAATCGAAATTCTTGGAGTCGAGGGCGAATATTCTGGCGAGGCGGTGACAGTACAGTCCAAGACCGCAACACCATCCATATCATCACAGACTATCCTGCCAGACACTGGATATGACTATTTATCACAAGTCACAGTCAATGCGATTCCCTACACTGAAACACCAAACACTTATGGCACAACTGTCACAATAGGATAGAGGTGAGAACATGGCAATCAATAAAGTGATGTATGGGCAAAATACATTGATTGACATATCGGACACAACCGCCACTGCCAGTGATGTTGCAAGCGGAAAATATTTCTATGGAAAAGATGGAGTCAAGACCGAGGGGACAAATTCTGGCGGTGGAGGTGGAGCATCACCATGGACATTGATGCATAGTGAGGAATTAACAGTAAGTACAACATCAACGACTGATTCTTCCACAAAAGCAATTATTTTATCGGGGATATACACATCATCTAAAATCCTTTATGTTAGGATTCGTGATAAAGCAGGAAAAAGGGCGGGTTATTTCTATGGAACAGATAATTTTATCATCAATCCGAATCCTGCAAATGGTGGAACTGGTACTGTAACAACTTTTATAGCGAGATATGTAATAAGATATAACAATTCAAATATGTTTCAATCCAGTCTGTATAGCGGTGCAAATGGATATGGTGTGTATGTTTACAATTTAACATCCAGTGGACAGTTAAATCTTCATCAAAGATACAATACATCCAGCTCGTTGACAATAAATGGAACATATACAGTTGAAGTATACACATTAGACTGGCCAGATGGCATATCACCATTTTATGCTTAAAATAAGCAAAGCACACTAATGAAATGAAAATAATGAGGTGCGTTCAAGAGGTAGTAATTATTATGGATATGTCAACACATAGACTATTATAGAAGCATAAAGGAGAGCAGAATGAAGACTTACCAAGATTTACTTGAGGTAGGGGAGAACGAACAGAAAAGAATGGATTTTGTGAAGTCTGTTATAAACTGGCACACTACCACAGACCTTTACAAAACCGCACAAATAGCAGAGGATTATTTTTGCAAGAAAAATCGCACTATTCTTGAGTATCAGAAATTCCTTACAAAGTTTACAGGCGAGATTGTTCCAGATGTGTATTCGGCAAATTATAAACTTGCCTCAAACTTCTACGGTAGATTTACTACACAGTTAGTACAGTATCTTTTAGGTAATGGTATTTCATTCGAAGAAGAATCCACCAAAGAAAAACTTGGTGATGATTTTGAGAAAAAAGTAATGAAAGCCACTAAAAACGCACTAATAGGAGCAGTATGTTTCGGTTATTGGAATTTAGACCATCTTGAAGTATTTCCTGTTACAGAATTTGCACCCTTGGTAGATGAAGATACTGGAAAGATTAGAGCAGGAGTTAGGTTCTGGCAGTTAGAAGCAAGTAAACCATTAAGAGCAGTATTCTATGAAGAAGACGGATTTACAGAATACAGGTGGGAGAACGGAAAAGGTTTTATAATAAATGACAAGAGACCTTACGTTTTGAATATCAAGTACACGGAAAATGGTGGTGAGGAAATAGCGGAAGGCGAAAACTATAATTCATTTCCTATTATTCCGCTTTGGTGTGATGACACTCACCAATCAACAATAGTAGGCTTGAGGGAAAACATAGACGCTTATGACCTTATAAAGAGTGGTTTCTGTAATACCATTGATGAGGCTTCAATCGTTTATTGGACACTCAATAATGCTGGCGGTATGGACGATGTAGATTTATCGCAATTCTTACGTAGAATTAAAGAACTGCACGGAGCGTTCACAGATGACAATGTGACAGCAGAACCTCATTCAATCAATCCACCTATTGAGGGCAGAGAAAAGTTGCTTGATAGAATCAGAGCAGACTTATATGAAGACGCTATGGCGCTTGATGTGAAGAATATTGCAGACGGTGCGGTAACAGCAACTCAAATCAAAGCCGCATACGAGCCTATAAATTCAAAGGCTGACGATTTGGAATATCAGGTAACCGAATTTATTGAGAAAATTCTTGCGATTGTTGGTATAGATGACACGCCTACTTACACAAGGTCTAAAATCGTTAATACGCAGGAAGAAATAGAAACAGTTATAGCATCAGCCCAGTATTTGAATGATGAATATATTGCAAAGAAGATACTTGAGTTATTAGGCGATGCGGATAAGACAGAAGAAGTGTTATCGGGATTAGTAGAAGATAGGTTACTGAACTATGACAGAGCAACAACTGCTGAAACAACTGGACTGGAAACTGAAAGCGGAGTACAGGAAGCTTGACACGGCCACAAAGAAAAAAATCGATGCGTATTTGGCAGAGTTTGACGACATAGACGAAAAGCAAAAGGAGAAGCTGGAGGAAGATGAGTATAAAAAATGGCGAAAAAAGTATTTATTATATTCAGCTTCTTCGGCCTTGCTAATAAAAAGGCTATGCAGACTTGCCACGGACTCCAATGCAAAATCCGCAGATATTATAAAGCGGTTTATGCCGGAGGCGTACAAGATAGGGTACAACGGCTGGGTAAACGAGTTTAATGTCAAATACGCATTGAATATGAGCCTTGCGGATCGGAAAGCCATAGAGCATATCCTAAAAGGCGGTAAACTGTTACCAGCACCCAGAGTAGACATACCAAAAGACTTAAAATGGAACGAAAGGCGTATGAGATCAGCACTATTACAGAGCGCAATCAAAGGAGAATCCGTACCGGATCTGTCCAAAAGGTTAAGCAGAGCAGTAGGGATGAATAGGACATCGGCCGTAAGAAATGCAAGGACGATGATAAACCACTCGCATAACGCAGGGAGATTCGAAGCCGGACTGGACGCAATAGAACGTGGCATTAAAATGAAGAAGGTATGGATAGCGCATATCGATGACCGCACCAGAGAGAGCCACGTAGAGATAAACGGAGAAGTAGTGGAGTTTGACGAACCGTTCTCCAACGGCCTTATGTACCCACAGGATTTTGACGGAGACCCATCGGAAGTTTATAACTGCCGTTGCAGACTTGGATACGAAGTAGAATGAAGATTGAAAACGATAACAGCAAGATCATAATAGAGGCGTTAACGGAGCAAGTAAAGCTGGCATTAGAGGCAGTAGGGTATCAAGCGGTAACCGATGTAACAAGAGACCCGATACCAGTAGACACCGGACTAATGAAGAACTCCATTACATTCGCCTTAAGCGGAGAAGCACCGGTAGACGGATCATACAGCGCAGACAAAGGCGATACAAGCGGATCATATACCGGCACAGCACCGGCAGACAAAGAACCAACGCTGTACATAGGCACCAACGTCACATACGCCAAATACATAGAATTTGGGACATCTAAAATGACGGCCAGACCGTTTATGCTACCGAAATTAA